GAAAGTGCTGCGCACTTCGTCGTCGCGCATACGGTAATAGTCCGAAGATTCTGTTCTGTCGCGAATCTTCGAAAGCTTACCTTCGAGCACGTTAAGAGCAGTTTTCTCTGGTGTATTCGACTTATGATAATGCACCTTAATGTCTGCTTCAAGTCTTGCAACTTGTGCAAGAACATCGTTAATTCCAGACTGCGAATTTGCGTTTGCAACATTACGACGAATTTCGTAAAGTGCGTCCAGCAAGCTTTTGCGCTTTTCAAATGAAAAATTAAAACGCAGGCGTGCTGACTCCAGCACTTCTTCTGGTTTTTCAAACTCGTTAATTGTAACCTCTGTGCTTAGGTCCAATTCTTTTAGTGCCTCGTTAATTGCTGCTTGTAGTGCGTTTGCTTTGCGTAGTGTAATTTTCATTGCCTGTATTTCCTTTAATCTGTATATACATACTAGCAGTAAGCCAATAGATTGTCAAGAAAAAAAATAGGCCCCGAAGGGCCTATTTTCTCTAGTTTTCGGACTCAGTATTAGCTGAAGCTTACGTTGCCACTTGTGATAGCTACGTTTGCTAGGTAGTCTGCTGCGTTACCTAGTGATGACGCAGTGTTTGTTAGCTCAACATAACCATAACGAGTCATAAAGCTCACAGTTGGTTCAAAAGTTGCTGGATCTAGAACAACACCTGAGCTCATTAGCGGAATATATGGGCAGTAGAACGCTGCTGCGTCTGACTCTGCTGAACCTTTATAACCAATGAGTACTGATGTACCGTCGCCTGCATATGTGTCAACATAAACACGCATTGCGTTATTTAGAGTACCTACAAATTTAGTGTTTGTTGGTGCTTCAAATGTGCCTTCAGTTGTACGAGCAAATGCTGATGTAGTTGCCGACTGTAGGATTGTTAGCGCAAATGGGCTAACAACTGCCCAGTTACCAGCACCACGACGTGTACGCTGAGCGATTAGGTTTGATGCTCTGTTGATCTGAACAGCTAGTGCAGCGTGCTCGTCACCAACAAAAGTAGCAGTACCTGATACCGCAGCTTGGTCGTATGTTTGTACCGCAGTACCTGAAAGTGCGCGTAGTGACTGTAGCACTTCTTGGTCGATTTCTGCTGTAATTTCTTGTGCTAGAGCAGCCATAATTTCTGCTTCTACGTCGATGCCGTGCTGTGACTGTGCATCTTGAGATGCTTCAAAAGTCCAACGTGCTGATAGCTTACGTGTTTTAGCTTCAACAGTTTGCTTTAGGATCTGGATGCTTAGTCTGTTACCTGCAACACCTTCCATTGATGCTGTCTGCGATGCGCGGCCGGTATCAACTGAACCGTTGTTGAAACTCTGACCTGAATATGCTTCAGCAATTTTAAATGGGCTTAGAGCTTCTTCGCCTGCTGTTGCGCCACCTGCACCTGTTCCAGATGTATCGCTGTACCGTACTCTTAGCGTGTGGATTTGACCAACTGGTCCAGTCATTGGTTGAACACCGACTAGTTCGTTTGCAATAACAGTTGGCATAACACGTCTGATAACTGGCAAAATGACACGGTTTAGTGTCGCCACGTTACCAGCAGATGTAGCACCAGCTGTAGCAGTTTCTGAAAGATACTTGCGAGTATTCTCTAGCGTTGTTGCCATTACGCTTTTCTTGTTTCCGTTTAAGCCTTCAAGAAGGGCTACCTTCGTGTCCTGCCAACGGCTTTCTAGTAGTTCTGACATTAGATTCTCCTTAACTTAATCCTGCTAGACGTCTAATGTCTAATACATTGTCGCCTGCGTTGTTACTACTTACTTGTGTTTTTATCTCACGGTTTCCCGTAATTTCTTTGCCTTCTTTTAGTGTTGCCTTCTTCTTTGCTGGAGAATTACCGTCAATAACTGCCGGTAGGTACTTTTCAAATGCAGCATCAAGTCTGCTAGTTTGAACTGATTCCAGTAAGTCTGTCATAATTTCTCTTTGGTCTTTTGCAAGAGGTCCAACGAGTGAATTAAGTTTCTTTTCTCTTGTTGCAGTTTCAATTAGTCGCTGCTTTTCAGCTTCTTTTGATTCTGCTAGTACAAGTGATTTCTTAGCAATTGTTTTTGCTTCTGCAAGTTGCTTATCCTTAAGGTTAATAACTTTCATTAGCTTCGCTGTTTCTGACTTTTCATTTAGGTGTGATAAGCCGTACTCTGACGAAAATGCTTCGAATATTTTACGTCCGAAGTCGTTTTCTCGTGCGTGATCAATATCTTCCTTTAGGGAAGTAATTTCTTTATTAAGTGTCTTAGACACAGTTTCAGAAACTAGATCTGCACTTCTTTCGATAAAGTTCTTTTTAACTTTAGCGAAGTGTGTTTTAGCTTCACGTACTAGTCGTACTTTTGTTTCAGCTAAGTCTTTTTTATCTTCATGGAACTCTGAAATTTCTGAAGATAGAGCTTCTACAACAAACTCTTCTAGCTTGGCATAATTTTCTGCCATTGCCTTCTTGTCTGCGCGTAATTCTTGAATTTCGTTTTGTAGTTGATCAACTACAAATCCTTTTAGAAGTTCTGCATTCTCACGCATTTTAACTGCATACTTAGCTTTTGCTTCAGCTAGTTGCTTGCGGTCATCTGCAAATTCTTGAATTTCTTCTGCAAGGCCTTGGGTAAGCATGGTATCAATTGCATCTACCATTACGCTCTTATCGTGTTCGTATTTTTGTGCGAACTCTTCACGAAGTTCACTGGCAACCGATTGACGGTTTTCAGTTACCTTCGCATTCCAAGCTTCTTCAATTTGAGCTCTGATTTCTTCCGAAACTACATCGTTTTCAAAAAGTGTTTTCAGTGCGTCCAACATAATTGTTTCTCCTATTTATTGGAGTTTGTTGATTATATTAATCAACGATTCCTTTAAGTATTTTTGTGCCTTGTCGTCGTGTTTTGTTGCCTGTGCTAGTTCGTATGCCTTATATCCTCCACGAGCATTCATTAGATGCTCATAAATAGGTGTTGGATATGCACCAGGGGCGCTAGGCTGAGCCACAACGTCCACAGTGATAATCTCAAAGTCGGAAACTTCGCCAGAGCCATCTTCTCTCACGTTTCCGCTGCCACGCGATGAGACACCTAGTTTAACACCGCTTTCTAGCATTGTTTTAACTAACTGTCCCATCGGAGTTGGTAGTATTTTCATTTTTCCGTAACCGTTTGGGCCATCCATCCACATTTCGCTAATCATATGGCTTACACGATCTAAGTTAATGTTAAGGCCTTCTGGATGATCAACTTCGCCGAGAACTGAATAACCTCCGCTTATTTGATCATTGAGAGTTTTGACAGCCCTGCCAATTTCGTTTACAGGATACACTCGCTGATTGGCGTTGCGAACGCCGCCTTGGATGCAAATACCTTTCATATAAAGATCTTTGCCTTCGTTGGCGTTTTCAACAACCATTTGCGCTTGGTCAAATGTCAAATGCTCTCGTAAGTTTTTCATCCGTATTCTACCTTACTTTGCTCTGGTCGAAACCTTGTTAAGAGTGCTTCCTGCGCTCTTATCAGTTGAATCTTTCTTTAGGACGCTGTTCTTGTCTAGACCACCGCCATTCTGAGTCTTCATATGTTTGCCACCAGCTTTACCTCCTGGAACATTAACATTGCCTGTTTTTATGTCCTTCGGAGATTGGTCGTTAAGCGCCGAGCCTTTTACTTTGCGGCCGGTGCCAACTTCGCCTGAGTCTTCGGTGTCAGTACGTAGAATGTTCTGAGTTGTTCCACCCATATCGTTCTTGCCTGCTACTGTTGACTTTGTATTTGCGCCATTGTCGCCCATTTTACCGTATGAGTCGTACTTGTCGCCACCTACTTTTTCAACGTACTCGCGCATCTGTTCTGCTGCGCTTTTCTTTGAAGTTTTAGTTTCTTTTACTTCGTCGTCTTCGTCATCGTCATCTGATTCGAAATGATATTCTTCATTTTCTTCATTTTCTTCGTCATCGTCGACGCCGCCGTCCATGTCGCTTCCAAACTCGTTATTGCTGTCATCATCTTCTGGCTCTTCGCTGCCGAATTCGTCATCGTCGTCGCCCATCATTTTTTCAAATTCTGCTTTTAGTTCTTCTAACGCATCTTCTAAATCTTCAACACGATCTTCAACCTCGCCTTCTGATTCTTCGTCGTTATAGTCATCGTTGTTATCTGCTCCAAGGTCGCCGATCATATCATCTGTTGGATCATCGGACATCATTGCCGAATCAGCTTCAACTTCAAATTCGTCTAGGTCAAAACCTTCGTCTAGCTCATCGTCGTTTTCGTCTAGCTCGTCGTCGTTTTCGTCTAACTCATCGTCGTTTTCGTCTAGCTCGTCGTCGTTTTCGTCTAGCTCGTCGTCGTTTTCGTCTGCTTCTTCGTTTAGAAGTGACTCATAAATATCTCTTGACTTTTCAACTACAATATCGTGGAAAAGTTCTCTTGCTGCTTCTTTATTTTCATTAACAAGAAGTTCTAGCATTTCTTCAAATTTAATGCGATCTGCCATTTGTTTCTCCTATAAATTTTGGGCGCACCATTAGGTGCAAGGCTGTCAATAAATATTTACATGATTACAGAAAAAACACCAGTAAACGGTATCAAAACTAACTGTTTTACTGATCGTCATACAACGATGGAAAAATTTGCATAAATTCATCCATCTTTATGTGTTTAATATTCTTGATATTTACCAATTCTTTCGGAATAAATCCTCTTGGTTCTGTTACTCTTACGTATTTTATTTCAGGATTCTCTTTGATTGTCTGGCGCGTTTGCTTGAGCCAATTGCCATGATAGGTAGCTGTTGCACGACTTGATTTATAATTTGGAGTATCTGCATAGATATTATTAACAGTGGCGCCGTCATTAAGGCCGGTATAGTCAAACCCTAAAATATAAATCGTTTTATAACAATGTCTGCTTGCTAACCAAAGTGCGGTTGGGCCGCTGCTCCACCCTTTGCTTGGACGAAAATAATTCAGGTTAGGAATATTTTTATAATTTTTATTTTCGTTTGTCCATACTGAATGTTTATTTTGATATCCGCTGCCGGCGATTTCTCTAACCATCTTTGCATCAACTGCAACTAAATGATCAGGAGCAAATGTTCTATACAGTGCATTGCATCCGTATATTTTGCCTATACTTCTTAATTTATTTGGATTTATCAGTTCTCTACTAGTACCATTGCCAAGTACAAATGCAATGTTAGACATGTTGTATTATAGACCACCGGTATCAACATTAGTAGCGGTGCTATACATTTGTCTCACAAACTCGAGTTCTTTTGATTTTTCTTTAGTATGCAGATCTGAAGCTTTTCTAATTCTGTTAATTTGATATAACTTTAGACGTGTTTTACGTGTATCATCTTTCTTCATAGGCGAATCATCATGCTCCGGCTCGTATGAGTCGTCGTTGATAGTCTCTAATGTTTCTTTGTCGAAATAAAATAGTTCACGTAGTTGCATAGTATTATTTATATAGTTTGATCCATATTTGGATTTGACGGGCCAGTTTCGGTATCTGTTGCCGAAACTGGTCCGGTGCCTGCTGTTCCTTCAATCGGAGGCTCGCCTCCTTCGATTTCATCTTCTAGTCCTCCAAGATCGCCTTCAATGCCTGCGCTACTTACGCCAGCGCCTCTGAGTTCGCTGCTTGCATCTGGCTGTTCAGTTGACAAGTTCTCGTCGTTCTCTTCTCTCCACAGTCTTTCGTTTTCTGCTATTTCTTCGTCAGTCATTCCTAAAAATCGTTTCATTGCAAAACGATTTGAAATATAAGGAATAGCACTCATCTGTGTGAATGTTGGAATTCTTGCATTGTCAATTTCACTTTGACGATAGGCTGCAAAGTTTTGTGGCGGTTGGAATTTTAAATTAAACATATTAGTGTCAATGTTGACACCTTTATCTAATAAAAATCTTTTAAATTCTGTATCAAACTCTTCGACTAGTAAGCCTTGCAAACGTTCACAATAGGTGTTAAATCGAAGCTCTTGGATATAAGCTGTGCCCACACGTCCGTCATTGTATTGTGCATTTGAATCATCTGCTCCAGTTGGTAAGTACGAACTTGGGATACGTAGTCCGCGTACCAGCTTATTAGTAAAGTATCGTAGGTCATCAATCTCTCCTAGGTTTGTACCTCCAGGCAATGTTTCGACTTTTGATCCACGTCCTTCTGCGGTTTGTGGGAAAAAATAATCTTCATTGATAGAGTTTTTAACAAATATTCCAGAATCAATAGCAAAAGTATGATAATCGTGCCATCTTTCTGTGCCATCGATAGTAATTGTACCTGTGTCTCTGTTTTCTATTTTTTCTATTTTTATAACTTTGTGGTTAAACTGATCTATAGATTTAGTAAAATGCTTCCAATTCTTATAACCATGCTTTTTAATTAATCGATTTAATTTACTATAACCAAACTTAGTAAAGTCAATTTTACATTGTGCATTTTTGTATTCTAAAGGTGTTAGGTTTTCTTTTTTAACTAACTCTAATAGTTCTCTGTTTTTATCACAAAGTTCAATAACACGATTTTTATTTGTTGATTTAGTTTTTACAATATCAACAACTATTTGTAACATTTCAAAAGTTAGATTTAATTCTTGATTCTTAATCTTTATTCTATTCTCAAGGTTATTGTTTAACACTTCTTTAAACTTTGGATTTTCATTGATATATTTTTTTCTAAAAATGCTTTGATTTTTACCATAGCTAGCTTTGGTTATAGGATCATTTTGTCTCATCCACACTGACTTCTTTTGCGCTTTTCTAATATTGTAAAGCGCATTTTGTCTCTCTATATCAGACATATTTTTCCAGTATAGTTTTAGTGTTCCAGAAATTTTATCAGATAAACTTTCTTTTTCGTTTGCAGATAGATTTTTCCAATAATCTTCTTTTAACGAAGCATGATATAGTATATGATCAGTTTTGTTCATATACTGCAAATTTCTCGGATCATTATTAAAACGATTGTAATCTTTATGATGTATAACTGTTTTTTCTTTTCCTATATTTTCTTCTAAAAAAGTAAACTCTTGATGCTTATCGAGATTTCTAAAAAATTCTCCCACAATACGGTGTGTCCATTTCCAGGTTTTTGTAGAATGGTCCCACACTTGTTCATATTCATTTGAATTATGCGAGATTTTTTGATTTTGTTTTTCAAAAGATATTAAACTGTCTGTTGATGTAATATCTTTTGCTTCAACAAAGCCTTTACCAAAAACCGGAATTTTATGATCCGGTGTACAGGTCAATGTTTTGCCGTTATCAAGAGTAAGTTTAATGACTTCGGTATTTTTTCTTGTTAATCCTGCCCAATTTATTACTCCAGGAACA